AACTGAGAACGAGGATCAGTTTTCAGAGCTACATGCACGGCTAGAGCAGGCTGAGAAGGGGCGCCACCATTAAGCGGCTCTTTATGGCGTGCATCTGAGACTTCCCTATTCCCCGCGCGCTCTTCGTCCCGGGACTTTTCTAGATCCGAAACTAAATTCCGCAGTCAAATTGACATCTAATGTTTGGAGGGCAAACCCCTTGATCTAAAATCGAAATCATTATTTCCCTGTAAAAACAACGGAAACATTAAATTGGGTAAGTATTTTTTCATTCAACTTAACCATATAGAATTAATAATTTGACAAAATCACTTAACATCGCTAAAAGACGGCATCGATATTTTCTTGCTGAGCTTTGCTTGCTGCACGATTAGCGCCGTGCGATGAACGAAAACTCCCTTTTAAAAATCGTTTCGTCTCTGCGTTTTTTAAACGCGTCTATCAATATTACTTTGAAAGGGGTTCCAATGAACACTGGCACAGTTAAATGGTTTAATGCAGCAAAAGGCTTTGGTTTCATTCAGCCTGAAAACGGCGGTTTGGATGCGTTTGTTCACATCTCCGCTGTTGAGCGAGCAGGTATGCATACGCTCAGTGAAGGCCAGAAACTGACTTATGATCTTGAACAGGATCGCAAGTCTGGAAAAATGTCCGTTTGTAATTTGCAGGCGGCTTGAATGAAGTTTCTTCTTTCTAGTGACCACGGATGTACTGGCACAATTGGAAGAAGTTGACTTTTGGGGTCGGGCTATTGCCCGACCTTTTTTATTGCTCGGCAAGGGAGCCAACACGAAAGAGAGATTAAAATGAATAACCATGAAGAGAATATCTGCCTTACCATTCCGAACACTAACTTTAGCGTGGTGAAACATGCTGTTGCTACGCAACGCGATATTGAAGACGCGCACAAACAGATGTCATCCCCCTCGGAAGATTGGACAAAGCTTTCCAATATACTTAGGCGGTCATGCGGGGGCTCATCGCGAAAACGTTCTTTTCGTAGATAAGCACCCTTAGTATGCGCGTTACTGGCTACGTTTTCTTCTCGTTTCCAACGCTTTAAGCCTCTCCGCGAAATAGATGATCTTATTCAGATCGTACATTCGACTGGCCGCGTCTTTCTCTCCGAACCGATAGCAAGCCTTGAAGATATTGCCGAGCGCGAATGACATGCCTTTGTGCTCGATCAGGGCGTTTAGCTCGGTCGCATGGGGAGGCAGCTCGTAATAGCTCGTGCTGCCGCCGTCGGAGGTGACGGGCGCAAAAGGGCGATCGCAATCGGGCCTGTTTGCCCCTACGTATCTTCCAGTCGGGTCAATGACGCTCATACCCTCTCCCTCACCTTCCGTTTTGGCTCTTCGAACTTCTCAGTCACCGGCCCGCCCGCAAGCAGACCGCGCAGCGCCGACAGCTTATCGCGAACAAGTGGACGAAACCGGCGCGCTGCGAATGGCGGGTTGTCGTAACCGAACTGAGGGCAAACGCCTCGATCGACGCCTTTCAGCCGAACGCCGATGAAACTGCCCTGCGTGTAGTGTTCGAACGGGCCGACCCAGCTTATGGTGTAGACCTCGCCCTCTTTGATCTCAATGAAATGCTCAAAGCCGACGGAGCTATCGATGCAGACGACCTTCTGGCCTACGTGGAAGTTAGTCATGCCGCCGCCCTCCAAGCTGTCAATTTCCTGAACTCATGCAGAAACTGCGCCTTTGCCTTCTCAGGCGACCAATATTGCAGATGCGCCCCGATGCCCGGCCCCGTCGCATACCATTCGGCAACGCAGGGCGCCATATTGGAGCGCTCATCGCCAATAATTGCTCGGTCGGCAGCTTTCACCTCCGCCGGCATTTCATGCGGCAGGCCGAACCTCTCGCAAATCGCCGCCATGACGGAGTTCTCGGCTTGTTTGTAACCCGGCAGAAATGGCTTCACCGGTCGAGGCACATCAACGAGGTAGGCTTCGCTAGCGTCGTGCAGCAATGCCCATAGGCGGCTTTCTGGCGATACGTGGCGGGCCAGCAGAACGCTGTGTTCGGCGACGCTATAGAATCGCAAGCAATGACCAGCATATCGGCATTGCATCGACAGCGCGTGCGCAACGTCTTCGATAAAGACTTCGTCAGCGCGCGGGTCCAATGGCCAGAATTGCCGACCGCTATACGTTTGCAGCCAGTCGCCTTTGCGCGCTGATTGCTCGTTGTCGTTATAAGGTTTTGGCAGGTGACTCATAACCTCCCCGCCCGCCCTCATCTGCCTCCCTTCAACCGCTGCTCGCGCAGCGCGGTCTTCTGCTTCTTCAAGCATATTCTCTCCTCGTGTTTGTGTTGAAAGCGCCGCTTGGTGGGCGGCGCGGTGGTCAGGCTGCAGCCCGCTTAGGCTGGTTATCATTCGCGGCCACCGGCATACGGGCAGCGCCCTGCACCATTTCAGGCCGGAGCGTCAGCCGCGAAACTTCGCCGTACAACTTCGAGTACGTGATCACCTTTGCCGATCTGCCTGACAGCCAACCACCGCCAGCAGCATATGCATCTGGAGCAGCCAGCGTCTCGTGGCGCTCGACATACATCAGTCCAGACTTGCGCCCCTCATCCGAATGCAAATGGCCGATGTGCGCATAGGCATATTTGCTCCGCCCGTACATTTCGCGAAACATGCCAGCCAGCGTCGCATCGACATTATTGACGCCGCGCTTGTGGCCGTGATGTGCGAATATCGCCGTCTTGCCCCACTCGTAAGCGTAATAAAGGCTGGGCGAGTTATCGACGGTGATGCGGGGCTCGTTCTCATACATCGCTGCAAGCATTTCTCGAAGCCAAGCCGATGAGGCTGGGTCGTGGTTGCCCTGCGCCATAATGATGTGCACGTGCTGATGCTTTTGCAGCAACATGTCAATGACGCGCCGAACCGTCCGGATGATGACGCGAATGATCTTCTGCAGGCGTGAATCTGAATCCAGTACGTGCTTGCTGGCGGGCGTAACCGTTTCCATGCTGTCGTAATGAGCAAGGTCACCGAGTTGCGCCAAAACGGCAGTATGCGCGTCAGGCGCAAGATCAATCGCGGCAGCGAACCAGTCCGTAACAAGCTGCTCTGCAATCTCGATATCGTAATCAGCGCCGGTTTCTTCGCGCCATGCCAGCATCCCGAAATGAGCGTCCGTCAAGCAGAAGAAATTGAGAAGGTCGGCATTGGTGCCTCGCGGAGCGGGCATAATGCTGACACGAGGCAGGCTTTCGGATAGCGCCGACACCATGGCATCCAGCACTGCCCGTTGTTGCTGCGCGTCAGCCCGCTCCATGATGTGCTGAGTAATCACCCGGCCTTCGGCATTGATGAGCGTCGTCTTGCCTTTGACCGCAAGGCCAGCAGTTGGCTCATAAACAGTGCCAGCCTCTTTCGTCTGGCGCATATAAGTGCCGTTCGGAGTCTCGGTCAGGCTTTTGATCGCATAACCAGGTAGCGTCGGTGACGGCCCCAACAGCCCAATTTCAGCCGCCCGCTTGATGCTCTCGTGGAATGCCGACTTCTTTATGCCGAGTGCCGCAGCGGCCTTAACCAGCGTGCCATGCTCGCGGTAAGCCTCCGCGCGGCGCAGGAGTTCTTCGTGTGAAAGGCGCGCACCCGCGCCCTGTCTGTCATGGGACATACAGTCTCCTCGTGTTTGGTTTGGTAGCCGACTCGCGGCGCGGATTGGTCGTCCGATAGCGAAAACAGAATGAGTCTCGAGATGAGTTGTCAAGCAGGAAATGGGAAAGACGCCGCGTAACCTTCAGGCAAGGTTCATCTCCCAGCTTCTGTATTGAGGATATGGAAGAGGAGTAATCAATGAACGAAGACCGGAGGCGTGAGCGCCGTGGGCGCCCGAGAAACCCGATTGAAAAGCTCAGTATTTCCATTCGGTTGGAAGCGGAATTGGTGCGCCGGATCCAAGCAACTGATCCCAACTGGCGTGAGAATATTGCCGATCTGGTCAGGCGGAAGTTTCAGTTAGAAGATACGAAATGATCGGCGCCGTCTTTGTAACCGTGGTGAGCGGCGCAAAGAAAGAATGGAGTGCCTCGATAAATGTGGTGTTAATGGCGCATGAAAGAATGATTTCAGTAATAAATATTCACGTAAGAAACGATTTCCTAATTAAAATTTGGGCTGGAGTACGGCCGCCGACTCACCATAAATACTTCAAAATTAAACAACACGGGTGTTAATATGCGTGCGATTTTGGCCCTAGGCGCGTTACTTGTATCCAGTATTTATGTGGGCGCGGCAGAAAAACCCATCGAGTCGTACTACGCTCGATTAAGCGCCGAAGATCATTTCAATTCAGCGGGTGAGCGCCTAACTACAGCGGCAGCGATTATTCGGCAGGATCGAGCAAACTTCCATGTTTATGGGAAGCGCGATCGTGAAGATGATTCGGATTATACGTTTTCTGACAAGGCTAACCGCGCCCGACTCGAACGAATGATCGCCAACGGCCATTACCTCGGTCGCGCCGAAAGCGCGGTGCTGAACGGAACGCCGCTGATATATGTCGAAATTTACGAAGATTACGTCACGGTCTCAGTCCGGGACGATTGAAAATCCGACATCGTACGGAAAGCGTTACTTGTGGCCCCACCGCCGCATTTATGACGCCAGAATAAAAACAGTGGCCCGATAGCTGTCATATTTTTTTTGCCTGCTATCAACAACCACAATATTGCCGACGCCCTGCCTACCAGCTACAAGCGCGCATGATTTCATTTCCTTGGTGGGTTGCCGTCCTCGTCTATATGTCAATCTATTGGCCGATTACCTTGATGATAGCGGCGGCCATAGTCATGACGGCATTCTTGGGAACGAAGAGCGTGGGCTGGCGCGCTTTCTGGAGTGTTCTGGCATTCCTGATCGTGGCGCCGGTTATCTGGTTCTACACGCTGGCATAAAGGCGCCCCTCCTAAGCGGGCAGTCTGTAGCGGCCCGATGGCCGCCTATGTTCTTGTGCGCCCCGTCCTCGTCGCCATGATGTTATCAATCCGTTCTGTGAGCCCGTCGATGCGATGCGCCACACTTTCGATGGCCCGCATGATCTGGGAGGTCTGCTCCTGCATGCCAGCCTTCGTGGCGAAAGTTTCAGCCGCCCGCAGCTTGTAGTCAGAAAGCTCCTGCCGCGTCAGGCTGGCAAGGGCGGTTGCAGCGTCTGCTTTCGCCGCGTTGCGGGCCTCTGCTTTCGCGATCTGGCTTTCGACGTACTTCCACAAGCCAAACAAAAAGCCCATCAACATCACGATAAAGCCAACAACGGCCATGATTTCCGCGCCGGTCATCCTATAATCCCCCATGCCGCCACACCTAGCCATAGGCAGGCCAGCCACCATTGCGCGCTCACGGCCGCACCCCGCACAGCTTTTCCAGTTTTGTGTTCTCCGCGAGAATCTGGCGCTTCGTGCCGTCAGTCAGGCTGTCCTCGATGCTCGGACGGACAGGCCGGGCCACGTCGCAGTAGCTACCGGCCGTCACGCATCCACCGAGACAGAGCAGCGTCAACATCACCGCCGCCAAGCTTGCTGGTTTCATCTTCGATTTTCCTTGCTTTGTTGGCGGCTTTGAGCCGGTTGGCGGTAGCACTTGTGGCGTTGTCCGCCCTACCCTTGAGGTAAGCACCCGCTAGAATCGCAAGGGCCGCAGCGATTGCCACGGCCCAGCCTGTGATCTTTGAGCGCAGAGTTAAGAGCCATGTCATGTCGGCACTCCTGTCAAAATAAGCATGCGCTGCTGCCCTGTGAGCGGCAGCAAGTAGCCGTCGCGTGTCTCGGTAGCATCGCAGACTGTGAGTTTGGCGTTGTCCCACTGCTGCGAGCCGTTATCGATCCGCAGCGTGGCTGTACCCGCGTCGCTGTCATATTCAATGGCAATCCTTTTGAGGCTCACACCGCCACCCTCTTCAGTTCGAGCCGTCCGCTCTTCCAGAGCCAGAAGCCCGCGCCTGCTGCAACCAGCAGAAGCGCGACGGTTGCGAACGCCCGTGGGTTCGACACCGCACCGATAAGGCCGGTCACAAGCGTGCCGCCTGTGCCGGCAACAATCGTCTGCACGGTCTTGTCCTGCAACAGAGGCACATCGTCAGGCTTAGCGTCTTCCGCCTTGGCAGGTTTCATTTCGCGAGCAGCCGCGAGGCTGTCGAGGAAGTTGCGGTAATAGCCAGCGATAAGGCTGGCCTTGTCGCTGCCGTTGACGATGGCGCGGGCACCTTCTGGGTTAGCTTTACCGGCACCGAAGTAGTCCGCCAGCCTCTTGCCAGTAAACTTGCCGTTGATCATCCCATCAAACAGGATGCGCACTGCAGTGCTATCCGCAAGCGCCTTGTCGGGCGCATCGCTAAGGCCGTATTCCTTGTAATTGTCGCGACCGGTGATCATCGCCAGTCCGCGACCACGGAACCGCCAGCCGTCGTTAGCGCCGGTATTGCCCATGCGACCGCCATAGACCTTGTTCGCCAAGCCCTGCGGGTTGCGGACATAAGGCTGGGCGGCCGCTACCGTGCTAAACCGCGACGGCCAGACCTGCCTGATGCGTGCCGCACTGGTGTAGTTCAGGTTTTCCTCGATCGGCTGCATCTTGCCGCCTGTCTCGTGGAATGCCGTCGCGAGCACATAAGCGGTCTGCTCGTCTGGCAGGCCTCGGCGCTCAGCTTCGGCGAGAATTGCCGACGTGCCGTCGACCTGCGCCTGCGAAAGACGGCCGCCAAAAGGCGCGCGCCTCGCATACGCGAAGAACGTTGTTTTGTTCATGTGGATGTCCTGTGGAGGTAGGTCGCGAGCGCAAGTAGCGCCCTGTCAATCCTCAGAAAAAAGGAGAGACGTTAATGTGAAGTACGGGTTACGCTCTTCTCTCCAGAAAAGGGAGGAAGCAATGAAAGCGCCGAAATCGGACGATGAATATGATGGCCGGGTCGAAGACTGCATTCAGGCTATAGGGTCTAACCTGCTGCCGATCGTAGACACAGCCGTTACGAATGGATGGCGGGTCGATGATGTCGGTGCCGCACTGACTGAGATCGGCGATATGCTTGTCAGTATAAATGGCTATGAAGCTCTGTCAGAGCTTTAATCCGTCACCTGACCTTTGTCAGAAACGTCTCACACGGTGTTTTTAAGATACACTCTATTGGCGTGCCCGGCGTGTTCGCCGCACATGAAGGCGCGCCGGCACGCCGCGTTGATACGTCGTGCCATTGTGTTTTCCTTACTTTGTGACATGATGAATTGGTGCGGTTGAAGCTCCCGCTTCAACTACGCACAGCCTCGGCAAGCCCCCCGCCGAGGTTTTTTATTGGCAAAGAAAAAGCCGCCTCAGTGGGCGGCGGATACAAAGAATGTTGACTAATCAGATTGACGGAAGTGGGTCAGTCACGGTAGGCATCGCCATTATGAGACACCCGACAGAAGTCCAATTATTATTAAGATCGGTTGAGGATAATGGTGGTGTTTTGACGATATCAGACTACGACCGCAATTATTCAGATGAAGCGATCGTATATGCGGATAAGTTTGGCCTTTTGAAGGTCAACTACGGTAGCGGCTTTGATGCTTCGATTACAGTATCTCTACCTAAAAAGCTCTGACTATGCAGAAAAATACGTCATCCACGTATCGTTATGATATCGACGGGTTAAGGGCCGTCGCCGTCCTTCTTGTCACTATTTTTCATATCAACCCCGCTCTAATACCTGGTGGGTTTATCGGCGTCGATCTGTTCTTTGTTATTTCGGGATTTGTGATTACCCAAGGCATAGTGAAGAATGGCCTCTCTACCGAAAAAGATTTCCTCGAATTCTATCGCAGACGCATAAGAAGAATCACACCAGTTATGCTGTTTGTCACCACTGCAACATTGCTTGCTGGAGTATTCATTATAACCCCACCGGATTTAATGTCGTTGGCAACATCGGCCATATTTGCCGCCTTCTCGTTGGCGAATGTTTATTTTACTTATTTTTTAGACACGAGTTATTTTGCACAAGGCAGCCACACCGTTCCGTTGCTGCACCTTTGGTCACTTGGCGTGGAAGAACAATTCTATCTTATATGGCCATTTCTTTTGTTTTTTTTGATGAAACGCCGTCGCCTGCTATTACCCTCCCTCGCAGTTATCATTATCGTCAGCATTGCGATCGGCGAGTATCAGGTGAGAACAGGCCGTATTTCAGTAGCTTACTACATGCTGCCCGCTCGTGTGTTTCAGCTGGCAACAGGCGGACTTTGTTGCGTTCTGGTACAACAAAAAGTCTTGCCACATTTGCCCAGACTTGTCGCGACACTGATATCCGCACTAGGTTTGGCACTTATTGCTGGTAGCGCAGCTTTTCTTTCCGGGATCTCACCGTTTCCTGGCTTGCATGCAATTCCTGTAACTCTCGGCGGCGCTATGTTGTTGCTGGCTGGTCTTAACGAAAATCCTTTTGCAACGGTGCTTGCGAGTAGACCATTTCGCCATTTCGGCAATATTTCCTATTCTCTCTATCTTTGGCACTGGCCGATTCTCGCATATCTCCGTTACATGTATGTCGATATCACGTGGCTCACCGGGGCCTTGTCGTTTGTGGTGATGTGGGGATTGGCAATTTTCTCAACCAGATTCATCGAGGCGAGATATCGGCATTCAAATCAACACTTTTTGGATATTTTCAAACGTCATTTTGTGTATCCATCGATAGCCCTCGCCGCATTATGTGGGGCCATAATTGCAAACAAAGGCTTCGTCCCATTCGTGGACCCCGAAGACTATGAGTCGCAGATGACTTCGCTTGCACAAACACGCAAGCCTCTTATTGAATACAAAAATAATTGCATAAACTGGGCGTTCACCGAAGAGGACAGTAAACGGCCAGAATGTCTGATAAACAAAGGAGCTTCAAACACAAATACATTCTTGCTATGGGGCGACTCCAATGCTTCTCACTATGTTGGAATGATGAGTAAAATAGCCTTTGCATTTGATTTCTCATTTAGGAATGCGTCAAACTCAGCCTGCCCGCCCATACTCAATCATCCAGAAAGATACGCAAGTGTCGGCTATAAGGAAGGTTGTGAAAAAGCGTCACCAATTTTTCGGAGATTAATTGATCGCTCAGACACTGTATTTATAGGTGCCGACTGGAAATCCTATTCTCAATACCTTGGCTTCTGGGATGATATGTTGAAGACGGTTGCCAAACTTTCTGCCGAAGGAAAGCATATTGTCATGATTAGTCAAATCCCATGGATGAACTATTATGACGCATCGTGCCATTTGAGGGAAATCAAGCTGCCGTTGATCGATTGCAACAATCGTTTTAAAAACTCTACACCCAACGACAGAGATTTACTTGAGCTTACAAAAATAGCTTCTACAATACCAAATGTTTTCGTAATCAATATAAATGATCTTTTATGCTATGGCGGAGTTTGCTCATCATTAATCAATAATGATATTATATATTTCAACTCTACCCACCTTTCCACAGAGGGATCAGAACTATTAGGCGACAAATTTTTATCATCACCACAGTCGATCGACTTGCGCAGATTCATCGGAGATCCCTCATAACAGACACTGGATTGGCCAAGGTATGAATGTTCTATTTCTCACTGACGTATTCTCAAATGGCGGCCTGGAAACTCACATCATTGATCTATCACGCACAATTTCGAATATAGGTCATAGCGCCTTCATCGCCTACGGGTCCGCATACAACGAAAGCCTTTATCAGCATTTCCGAGGTGTTTTACCAAACTTATCGCTAAGATATGACAGTATGGCCGGGCAGATACTCGACACTGTTGAACTACTCGGCTCGTTTATTGATGAACATCAGATATCCGTCATCCATGCCCATCCTTTCTATAGCTTTATCGTCGGAGCAATAATCGCAGACTGGAAGAATATTCCGCTGATTTGCACCATTCATGGTCCGGGATCGGTTGACGGCGCTCCGGGAGACAACGCCAGCGCGCTGTGGCCTAGAGTTATTTCCAATAGCCATGTGATCGCCGTGTCACATGAACTAGGTGAAATCTTCAGCACAAAGTTTGGTTTTTGGCCCGACATTCAACCAAATACAGCAAAGCGTACCAATGTCAGTGTTGCACCAAAGGGCCACCGAATGATCTGGGCTGGCCGGTTGGATGCCGACAAGACAAAAGGTCTTTATGCTCTGCTCGACATGCTCGACAGTCTGCCGAATTGGGAACTAGATATTGCTGGCGAAGGGCCAGAAATACCCAATCTCCTGAAAGCGATTTCGGGTCAGGCGTCCCGTCAAGGACGTATACGTTTACTCGGCTGGATAGACGATATTCAAACTCATATGCCGAAGTATGACATTGTTGCTGGCATGGGCCGGGTCATTGTGGAGGCATCGAGCCTTGCCATTCCTAGCCTTCTGGTCGGCTATGATGAAGTAAAGTGCTTCATGTCGTCATCGACCGTTGACGACGCAGCTGTAGCGAACTTTTCTGGGCGTTCTGTGAGTTCTTCTCCGATTAATGACGTCATCGCTGCTATAAACACTGAGGAGTTTCTCTCATACGGACGAGAAATGAACCACTGGGTAGAAGCTAATCGATCTCCAGAAGTCATCGGGAACCGCTATGTTGCATCGGTGTTAAACGCGAAACCGTTCCAAAACGGTCAGGTACGCGAGTTTTTCGAATTATTGTCATCATCTACCGACAAAAGAGCGTCTAGTTGGTATGATCGACGATTCCTCCCCACCCCCGAAGGAGCGTTAGAATAATGCCTTCTGCAGCGTTTCAGCCTCAAAAGATTATTATGGTTGCAACCCTACCGTTTGACGATGTAGGTGGTGGCCAGCGCAGCGCGCAGCTTGCGCGCACGTATGTGAACTCTGGTCACGATGTGACTTACCTCTACGCATTCAAGAAATACGATTTCGAAAAACAGATGGCTGTTGAGAGCGAGGTTGATTTCAACGGAATGCAACACATTTTCTTAGACAGCGTCACTCCAGACGATATTTTTGAGCAATATGAAGGGCAATCGCCAGTCGTAATTTTCCAAGCTCCCGTCGATCGGTTTTTGCCTTGGCTGGAAGAAGCAAACAAACGGAAATACAAAACAGTATTTGAGCTTATTGACGCTTGGGATACGAGCCTTGGTGGAGATTGGTTTAAGGAAGATATCTTTCAGCGATTCATTGATGAATCTACGATGGTGGTCGGCACTGCTCGCGCGCTTGTTCAAATCCTCATGGATCGAGGCAGAAACGATGCAGTATATCTGCCAAACGCTGCAAATGATGCAATCTTCGACCACTACGTCAAACATCCTAGACCGCTCGATTACAAGGAAGGGAAAACTTCACTTCTGTATTACGGGTCATTGTATGGCGAGTGGTTCGCATGGGATCATATCGCCGCTGCTGCATCAGCAAACCCAAAAGCCAACATTTACTTGATTGGGGATAAGCCGAATGGCATTTCCGTAGCAAAAAATGTAAAATTCCTCGGCAGCAAAAAGATAACCGAGCTGCCGCCTTATCTACAGCATTGCGATGCTGCGCTTCTCCCCTTCATACCTGGCAAGATTTCGGACGCTGTAAGCCCGATCAAAATTTTCGAGTATATTTCCCTTGGCAAACCTGTGATTTCAACCCGATTGCCAGAAGTTGTCGGTTACCCCAACACGTGGATTGCTGACACTGCAGAAGAATTTGCCAAGCTTTGCTCTCAAGCGGCTAACCTAGAGCCCATTGCAATTGATGATTTCATCTCTCAGAACACTTGGGGCGCTCGAGCGGCTTCTATAGCTGGAAACGTCGAGGATAAGTGCCTTACTGCAGTTATTCTCATTCACAACAATGAGAACATCATTGACCGCTGCCTCAATACATTGAAGCGCCACGGCGGAAAATTTCTCCACGAAATTATTGTAGTGGATAATGCCAGTTCAGATAATGGGCCAAATATAATCCGTAAAGATCATCCTGATGTCACTCTCATTGTGAACCCCAAGAACGGTTGCTCCTCAGGTCGAAACCTTGGCATTGAGAAAGCAACATCAGAATTTATTTGTTTCTTTGACAGCGATCAGTGGTTTACCAGTGAGTTTGCTTTGAGCGAACCAATCAACGTTCTTCGTTCTAACCCTTCCATTGCTGCTATTGGATGGGCCGCTGGGTGGATCAACTCGCATCTGCATGAACTAGGCGGCCCTATCGTAGATTACCTTCCGGAGCGCGGAACACTGACAACAGAATATCGGAATCGTGGGTTCCGGACTGACGTGCACTATCTTGGATCAGGCGGATTATTTTTAAGGACTGAGCACGCCAAGGCTACACTTTTTGATGAACGGTTTGACCCGACCTGTTTTGAAGATACTGACTATACATACTCGATAAAATCTAAATACGGCGCATTGGCATATAGAAACATCTCTGGCATTCGACACCAACCACATCAAACCACTGGAGCTTCCGGTGGCACTGAATTTTACCAGACTCTTTTCAAGAGGAACTCCGACCTTTTCAAAAGCAAGTGGTCGTCACAGCTGGTTCATGACTTCTACCGAACCGCGCTTTTGACAAACAGCAACGGAACCCTCGTTTCTCAATTGGCAGACGCTTCGTATGCTGAGCAATTAGCATTTCATAGGCACTTATCCGAGGGCCTTAAGATCGCAATTTAGTTGTTATCCGGCCAGCAAACGTTCCTGGCCGGATCGTTTCTTTAATTTGCCACAACGAGGCGCCTAAACCCTGTTCCGCCCGTATCGACTGCCCCCGCCTGAACCTGCTTCAATCCCATTCCCGGAAGGGTTATCGAAGGCGTTCCTGCACTATCGACAGCAAAGTACGTGACCCAAGCGCTTGTTGACGTGCTCCATTTCTGCAAGAGCACTCCACCATCCGTACTGTCGTTGGAATTGTTGATCAGGCGATAACGCTTCAATCCATCCCGGCTCCGAAGCTCAAAAGCTGGAACGTTTTTATCTACGACGATATCGTTGAAGAATTTTCCGGTGTCAGTGAAGCCAAGCAATTTCGGATGCGTGGGAAGTGTTTCACCGTCCATCGTCGTCATATTAACGAACATGTTTTGGCCGATGAGCTTCCCGGTTCCTGAGTCCTCAGCCATAAAAGAAATTGTTCTGAGGGAACGGAAAGCCGTTGCTAGTCAGCGCACTAAACCGAACGCCAAAGCCTACGCCAGTTCCGATTGTGTCCGCATCAACTTCAATAAAGGTATTGCTGTCTGTCATAGCAAGAAGCATTGCGAAAGTCGGGTTGCTAGCAGCTTTGTTGATTTGAATGATACCAGTGTGGAAGGTGTTTCGATGCGGGTCCTTGTTTGTCGAGATTTGCCCGTCCAGAAGAAGGCCAACACCAAACGCGACGACAGAAGATGACGTGATATAGAATTGCTTTACAACGTTCCCGGAAGACCAGGTTGGGGAACCAGACGGGTTTGCGCGACAGTTCCAATCAATCCCGATTGATGTGAAGTTCCTGACCGCAAACTGCTCTATGTTGCTTTCAGACATGGAACGTATGCGGATGCCAATTTGAACTTTTGAATCGCAGTCGAAAGTGACACCCGAAATCGAAACACCGCTAACCAAGCCACGGATATCAAATAGGCAGGTTCCGCTCGTTCTCGATTTAATGATGGTTCCGCTTGCGAAGGCCGGGGAACTACCGATACCAATTATCGTCTGATTATTATAAGACGAATTTGTACCTTCTGCCCCGTTGCCGATAAACAAAGCGTCGGCGTCAACCAGAATGGTCCCTAACGGAAGGAACAATGGTCGCCCTGTTTGTTCCATCGCAGCGAAAGCCGAAACAATAGCGGCGGTGTCATTAGTCACGCCGTCAGCTTTGACGCCAAAGTCAGACGCGTGGAGGATATCTGATAGCTTCAATTGAACGGGGCGAACAACAGACCCGGCTATTGATCCAGCAGAAGTTGAAGCTTGATAACGGAGCTTCGAAGCCGATGGCGATGTGGATGGATTGAACGCAGGTAGCTTAGCATCGGTTACCGCTCCATCAGCCACCGTCGCATAAGGGAAAGCCTGCCAGCCCGTTCCATCCCAATACTTCCATGTGTTGTCGGTGGTATTGAAATATATGGTACCAACGCCAGCGGAAAGGGAACGGTCAGCTAGATACTGTTCTGCATCAGCGTCAGAAGCAAATGCGCCAACAGATCGTACGATCAGATCGTTAAGTACTCTTTCCGCTTCATCAACAATTGCCTCGGCATCGCCGTACGAAAGCAAGCGCAACTCTGTGCCGGTATCGATGCAGAGCAGAGCCATTCCTGGCATGAGATATCCAGCAGGTACCGGCTGATTGATGTTTGTCACCAGATCACGGTTGATAGCGCCCGATACCTTTACCGGCCCGGTGTTCTCCTGAGTGACATTCAGGATATAGAGCACCTGATACGCTGCCGCTGGAATGGCCACTGATGCCGTCACGACGATGTTATTGGCCGTGCCTTCATTCGCGTTGTTGAGGCGAATGACGCGGTTATCCGGGAAGTTTTCGCTCCCCTCGGTCAACGCCTTCAACGTGTCGCGGATATCCGGTTTGTGCGGATTGAACGGGCCGGACGCGGGAACGCCATCGGTAACGAAATCACGGAAAATCTCGTCAATCGTGCGAACGGTCATGCGAATGCTCCATGGCAAAACGCCCCGCTAAGGCAGGGTGTGAATTTCTCAGTTTGTCGGGTTGGTCAGGGCGTCGTTTTGATCGTGCTGGCCGAGTAAGCGCCTACGCGCCCCTTCTGGGTTCGAACGGCCAATTGGAACTCGTATTGCGTCAGTGCTGAGAGTGTCGGTGTCTCAAAACTCTCAGCATCGTTTTCGAGCGGCCCAGCCACACGCCATTCGGTATCAGCCGTTTTCTTCCAGCGGACCATGTAGTTAAGCAACGGATTGCCAGTGGGCGAAAAACTAAGCTCTGCCGCTGGGCCTGAAATAATGGTCACGTCCGTCTGGTACGGGCAAGTCATCGTCTGACGTTGTTTCATCTGACACCGGCGCAGTCCCTTCCTGCGACGTATCCCACTGGTATGCCGACTGAGGCATAGATTGAACCTGAATAGTCGCACCTTGCAGGATGCCGCCTTCACCAAGGATGAATTTGAAATCGAGGACTTCAAAAACACTGTTGATGCCGAATAGCGGGTACTGAATGCGGATAAGCCGTTCACCGAATGCGGCAAGGCCCATCAAGTTCGTATTGAACGTTCCTACCCAATTCGGGTTTGCTCGGAACCATTCAAGCTTCATCAGTCGTCTGGCTTGGCTGTGTGACGGAGCCATATTGAACTGTACGTCTCTGGCTTCTTCGCCGCGTACCGACACATCGTCTTCGTCTGCCCAAGGATCGGCATCGGATGCCTGATAGTCTTGGTTCGGATCGAGGAACGTTGCCCGGATGGTATTGGCCGTCGTCATCACGTCGCGGCCACAGCCAACATCGCTGAAGCCGGTGAGCGCGTCAGCGGTCAGTACGACTGTTGGCTCGGACCATGCCCCGATATCAAGCGTAAGGCCACCGTCTGGCGTCGGGACCAGCCTGCCATCGCAACAACCCAGCATTCGGCCTAATACGTCAGCTGGCCGTTCGTCTAAGCTGTACGAACCCCACAGACGATATCTCGGTTCGGAGCCACCTGCGGCCACAGGGATTGCTTCTGCCGCCCGGTTATAGGAGGCGACCCATCCAGCTTGCGCCAAAGGCGTCGAAACAAGGCTTTCAGGCAAGCGCATACCGTCCTTGTGCGTCATGTAATCCCGGATCACTGCGGCGGCGTTGTCGTTCCAAGCGACCGCACCCGTGACCGGGTTTTTGACGAGTGACGTGCGAGCCACGACGCGATAGTTCGTGTTAACGCCGTTCGGGAAGAGGCTTAGATAATACTCGTCACCGACTGCATATTGGCAGGCGAGCAACGACGCTATTCCGTCGCCACGGTGCGCTGCCGTCCACTGTGGAAACTTCGATGTCAATTCGCTGTATGCGGTCTCGGTAGGAGCGCCGAGCCTCGCTTCCATCCTCAATAGAGATTTGCCAGTTGTTCCCTCTCGCCATTTACTCGGAGGCGTCGGCGTACCGTCCGGCTGAAGCGGTACCAGCTGGTCATCAAGCCAGTATTCCTCAATGGCGTCGAATGGCCCTTGCCCTAACGCAAGCACCTTGAAGAAGCCGCCACTCTGGGTCTCAGCGAATATCCAAGCGCCGGAAGTTTTCACGCGGCCATAGTGACGGATGCGCGGTGGCGTGGGCTGGCGAACCTGCTGCTGCACATCTTCCGGCTTCGGTTGCTTTGGACGAAACAGCGACGATGCCAGGTAAGAAATACCCAGGCCAATAGCCAAGCTGCCAAGCGTCGTACCGGCGGCAAGCGTGATCAGGGCAAGACCTGTCTGCAAGGCAGCGCCAAGCGCGCCAGCGCCCACCACAGACGCAATGATGCCTGAAAGAGCTACTGGCATTGAATTCTCCAAGCTTTCCAGACAGCGGACAGTGGCGCACCAATCAGCCCATGTTCATCGTGCGAGAACCAGCAATTCCCGGCATGGATTGCCATGCAGAGTTTTTCGTTATGGAAGATAAGACCAACATCGCCAGCCACAGGCTCGCCGGTCCTAATGAACCCTTGCGAGCGCATTGCCCGGTTGACCAACACAGCAAGCCCGCCACGATCCGCCAGTACCGATGCAGCCCCATCGGCATCTGAATACTCCCTGTCTACCCAGGCGAGCGGCGACAGACCTGTGCAAGACCTGATCCAGCGATCAACGGTCGAAACACAATCAGTCTCTCCCCACCGGAAAGGCTTTTGCGCCTCGGCAGTTACAAACTCGGCAATGTTCATGGGATCAGTAATCCGGGTATTTAAAGCTCTTGAATAACAGCGAACCGATGAACTGACAGAATTTGTCACCGGGTGAACGGCGCTGTTGGTCTCGGTCGGTATAGCGGCCATATGCTGGTCGTGATCGGTTGAAGAATGCGTTTTCTGCCGTCATGCTGATTGACTGAATAGCGCCTTCTGTGCCTTGCATTTCGGTGCGGCTGATGCGGGGCGGCTGCATGAAGCCCCACCAGATCGGCGCGGGTCCGCCCAGTGGCTGCCATTCCTCATCGAAAAGCTGGATCGAGATAACGACAATGCGCTGATCTACCTCATCATTTGCATCAAGTGCCATGGCGAGGAAGTTCAGTGTCGCATCCGGCAAGCCTGAAAGCTGGAACGTGTCCTTCCGCGCGGCAGTTGTCGAAGCCATGCCGATGCCGTCAATCGAGCCATAGCCATACATCGGTTCATAGCGGTTGCCGCCAGTTTCCAGCGCCGTATTCCCATTCCAGACACGCATTGTCTCGGACGCAAAGCGGAACTCGACAAGGAAATCCAGCCTAACTTCATGTTTGGCGAACTCGGCCAGTTGCGTCGGATCAAAGAAAGCCATCAGACATCTTCCACGAAATTCACTGTCGGGAATGACCACTGCGAAATCAAATCAAGATCGAGGTCCATTTCGCTATCAGACGCCAGGCGCATCCGGCACACTGGATAGTCGAACTCCATCTCGCTACCAGCTGGCGCGGCCTCGCGGGCCGGAGGACGGAATGTGATGGTAGCCGTATTCTCGCCTGTCATCTGCACCGTTCGGATACGGTACATTCGTTCTCCGATTGAGAAATCCATGCCCGGCTGCAATTGGCCTGCCGTAACAAGCGATATGTTGGCCGTCGTCCCGCGCAGCGGTATGTTGCTGGTCAGGCGGATATCGATTGACCGGGACCGGTACAGTCCGCCGTCACTGAACGGGCTGGTATCGGAGTGAGGCACTTTATCAGCGGCGCCGTTGCCGTCAGGATCGAACGGTTGATAAGCGCAACAGCGAGGAACCAGGATCGGACGCAAACGACCTTCCAGCAGATTTGCAATAGCCCGAAATGCAAGAACGGAAGGCGATCCACGACGAATAATGATGTCGCTGAACGTCGCCTTCCAGATCCCGGCGTCAGAAGCCGTAACCTGCGTCACACCCGACACGCTGGAAGGGCCTGCGAGTGTACGCGGGGCAATATTGAACGGGTCGCGCTTCGGCTTGAGCACCGAACGGGGCCAGAGAATGGTTGCCATTACATTTTTCTCGCTTGTGCGTCTGCCAACATGGTCGGGAAGTTCGATTGAACAGCCTTGGCGCTTTGCTGCACCGAAACCTGAACAATTGCACCTGATGCAGTCTGAATGCGCTGATCGGCTATCTGAGCCATTCGGCCACTGTCATCCTGAAGGACGACATTGATAGTTTCGGTTCTGCCGAAACCGGCCTTTGCGTTGCGCGGAAGAACTACTTCTCCGCGTTGCAAGATAGCCGGGACTTCCCCCGGCTGAAGCCCGGCAATGCCGCCTTTGTGATACCGCTTTGCGCCTGAGAATACCGATGGCGAAACAGCCCGACCGTGCCCATAACCATCCGAACCCGCCACACCGCCACTGTGAAGAATGCCGGGGATAATGGCACCGCCAAGCAGGCCGCCACCTTTGAACAATCCTCCGCCGCCGAACAACCCGGCCAATGGCCCTTTGCCCAACAAGGTTGCCTGAAGGACGGCTTCAATCAGCGTATTCAGGAACTTATCGAGAGCCTTATTGCCCGTTTCAATCGTCGGAACCATTGACTGGAAGGCGTCAAGCATACTGTTCTTGAAGAAGTCAGCGGCTTCCCTCGCCTGCTCCTGACTTTCGGCCAGTTTGTTAGCCTCAGCAGTTGCATGAGCATAACCTTCAGCCAGTCCGTTGATTTGCTCCTTCAGCGCAGGGGTTATCTCAATACCGGCCTTCTTTGCCGCATTCAAAAGCTCTTGCGTGGCCCTCGCCTTGGTGATTGCGTAATCGTAATCATCAATCAGCGGGTTAATCTGGGCTTGTGCTGCGGTTTCCGCCTGAAGCGTGGCCGTCCGCTCCTTGATCTGCTCGATCTCACGCTGAAGCTCGTTCTGGCGTTCCTTGCGCGCTCGCTTTTTCTTCCCGCCATCGCCATCCGCAGACGCACCAGAGCCACCGCCAAATCCAGCCGTGTTCGCCGTCCTATTCGGCGCGATAAGGTCTTGGTCCTTTGCATCGGCGGTTCGTTGACGTGCGCGAGCGTTCGCCTGTTCTCGCCACGCTTCTCCAATTTTGCCAAGATGATCTTCGGCGGCCTTCTGAAGAGCCGCACCGTAAGCATCGCCAGCTTCCTTACCCGCGCCCGCGTACTTGTTATCCAAGCGACCAAGTTCAACAGTCAGGTTTTCCGGCAGCGTCGGCGCGACACCTACGAAGCTATCCAGCTTATTCAGCGCGGCTGAAACAGCATTAATCCCGTTCAACGCCTTCTGAAGACCGGCCTCTATCCCGGCGATCATCGAGTTCATGGCGTTGATAACCGCTTCCGCTACAGCGCCGGGAAGCTTCGTGAATGTGGTAACGGTAGCGTCGTAGAGGAAGCCAATCGAATTGATTACGTTGTTGGCTACACCCTTGGCCGTAGTCCATACATCTTCCCAAGTTACCTTCGTTCCAGAGAGCGCCTCAGAAATTAGGTTGATCGCAGAAAGAAAGTCATCGCGTACCAACGACGCGACGTCCATTGCCCCTTGCTTCAGATTATCCCATGCGACCGCTGCATAATCCTGAAGATTAGCCATTTCGCCGGCAATTGGCTGTATCTGGTCGCCAAACGCTGAAATTGCGAAGGTGGCTGCTCCGATAGCGGAGGCAAGCAAGAGGAACGGGTTCGTAGCCACCATAGCCGCACCAGCTACGGCAACGCGCGCCATTGCTGGCACATATTGAGACAGCAGGACCACTGCGGCTGCGGCGGCCGAGTTCGCCACCAAACCAATATTGTCCGCCAGCGCATTGACAATTCCACCAACGGTTTCGGTAATGCCGTACGCTTCATTCGCCTGTCCGACATATTGAGTCAGATTATTGGCGAGCTTGGTGAAACTGTCGCCTATCGTAGCGTTGGTGGCGGCGAACTGCTCTTCGATGCCCTTCTGTGCATTGATGATTGCGCGAAAAACGCGATCCGACGTTAGCTTTCCATCTGCGCCGAGCTGTTTAAGGCCAGAGATGGAGACCTTGAACTCGTCCGCAATCGCCTTCGCAACGATTGGGGCATTCTCACGAATGGAGCGAAGTTCGTCACCTTGGAGAACGCCAGAGCCGAGAGCCTGACCAAGCTGGAGAATACCCGCCGCCTGTTCCTGCGCAGATGCACCGCCCGCCTTGAATGCCTTCGATACAAGATTGGTAGCGAGCGCGATTTCTTCTTCAGATTTCGCGACACCAGACGCAGACCTGATCAGGCGAGCGTAGAGGTCAGCGTAATCCGACAGACCCACGCGGGCATCATTGGCGCCAGCATTCAATTGTTCAAGGCTTCGCGTCTGAACGCCAGCAGAAGCGGCTGCGGCGCGGATCATATTTCCCGCCTGCGTCCACGCATCTGCGTACTGGATAATCTCGCGCGCGCTAAAACCAACACCTGCAAGTGCGGTGGCATTTTTCAGCGAGTTAGCGAACGTGGCGGATATGTTTTTATTCATATCCGCAAAGCGACGCTCGATCTGGCGAGCGCTTTTGTTGGCAACACCGTTTGCCCGGTTCAGGGCATTCTCGAAAGCCTTGGTACGGGCTTCCAAAGACACAATGAGCCGTTCAACGTCAGTTGCCATCAGAAGCCCTCGATTCCAAGCTCGGCCAGTGTTTCGTTGCTGAATTCAGGGGCTGCTTTTTCTTCGGGCCGATTGAACGCCTGGTGGCCTTCAATGGCGCACGAGAACTCCCACAACGTCATCTTGCCGACGTCGCGATGGATTATTCCGGCCCATTGGTAGAAGCGGTTGAATTTCCATTTCCCTCGCGGGAGCGGGTTTGGGTCTTCTTCCCCTCGCCCGCGTCCGGCTCCCCCGGCTGATCATCCGGGTCGCCGTACAGAGCAAGCATCAGGATTGCTTGAGCCGTCAACACGGATAGCGTGAGAGGTCGGTCCTCAACGAACTTCTGAACAAGCTTGCGAGCGGCTTCTTTGTCCATGCCCCCGCCTTCTAGGCCGAGGCGGATGGGCTGAATGACATCATCAACCATCCATTGCTTGCTGGAAAGGCGTGCCAGAATCCACTCTGGGCCAGCATCGCACTTGTCTTGAAGCGCACGAAGATGTTCCAGGCGGAGCTCGAAGTCGTGCTCCCCGCCCGCCCACGTTAGCGCCTTGACCATTAAGGCGCGACTTTCGCAGTTCGTGCTGGGACGCCGTCGAACTGAATATCCAGTTCCGCGGAGACCTTCTGACCTTTTTCAACGGCGTTGTTCAAGCCGACGAGATACGCTGGGCCGGTCTCATATTCCGTGTCGCCGACGGCTGCCTTGACGTGCTGAACGCGAATGTTCTTGGTCTGCCCGGAATACCACCAATCCATAAGCAACTTGTGACTTTGGGAAGACCAGACGCCACTGGCGGGAATCGTCACTTCAGACGACTGCACAGCGCGCTCAATTGCCGACGGAAGGCTTTCGTCGTCGCAATCCTGCGGCACTTCAGTCGTCTGCATATTGTGCTGACGGTTGATGCCGCGCTGAGTGAGCGCGCAAATCTTGGCAAAGGTTCCTTCGGTTTCAGTCTCAACTTCCAGGACAAAATCAGGGAATGCGGCTGTAATCGGCTTTGTAGCCATGGAAAACTCCAAACGAAAACGGGCCGGCAAACTGCCAGCCTTGAAAGGGCTTGAGGCCCGGTTTCAGGTAAAAGGGCTACTTCGCCCGGTTGCGGCTCTTTAGAGCTCGTTTTTGATCGCGCGTCGGGCTTTTGATCTGCTCAGCCCAGCCATGCGCAACGCAGTAATCGATAAAATCCTGCGGTCGCTCCTGGGGTTCAGGCGACGCTTTTGCGTTGAACGAGAACCGACTTTGAGGGCGCGACCAGTTACATTCGACGTTAAAAATCGCCCATGCCATGTGGAGACTCCTACGGCTGCTCGATCTTCGCTGTATATCGAATGGCCGCATGATTGACGTTGCCGTTCCTAATGTAGTCGGTACGCCAATAGTCAAAGGATACGAGCGCGTTGATCGTCAACGGAGGTTCCCACCCCCGCAAGGCGATACGCACCGCATTCGCGATGTCGCGCATCTGCTTTTGAGCGGGCTCAATCGACCAGACGTCGAGTTGAAACACGATATCATGGCTGTAGACGCAATCGACGTCATCTTCAGCAGAACTCGACGGGCCAATACTGACATATGGGAAAATCGAAGGCGAAACCTGCCCCTGATCGTTAGTGGGCGGGTTATCGTAACTGCGCTGACCGATTAAAGCGATGAGAGCAGAATTGCTGCGAAGCCGTTGAATAATCGCGCCTTGCAGTTCAAGGACAGGGTCCATGGGCTACCCCGATGCAATTTGCTTTGCTGATTTATTGATCGCTCGAGTGATCCGGGATTTGGTCCGACGCCGGAGCGCCCTGAACGACACAAAAAAGAATGGCTGCGCCTTTGCGCCGGGGTTCTGTGTACCCGCGAACATGCCGCCATTGATATGCGGCGCACTGCCAAATTCGACCAGGTGCGCGTAGCGAACCTTCGAATTTCCAGCATAGATCGTGATTTTGAGATTGCCAGTTTTCGACTTAACGGCGCCAATCCGTTGGCTGTAACTGGGGGCGTCGCCCCAAGTCCAGCCGATGCTATCGCGGAGATCGCCATTATCGACGGGGACGAGGCGCTTCATCATCGCAACGATTTCTTCGGCGCCTTGCTCCATGGCAAGTTTAATCGCGGCCTCAGCTAAAGCAGGCAAAGCTTTGAGCTTGCGATTGAGGCTTTTCAGGCCAAGGACCGCCATCAGGTTTCCTCGCCTTCAACAACGAGCATTTCCAAATAGGCATTTCGCTCGTCCGGATTGACGATAGTCTTGATACCGAAAACCCGGTTCGGCTTGTCCGCTGTCTTCCCCGCCCGTGCGTCGTATGCCCGCCACGATGCCGTTATCTGCCTTGCCGCGGTGCTGCCGCGAATGGTCAGATTGTACGGCTGCATGGACTGCATTCGTGCGGCCATGAGGCTTTCGGAATTGCTGCCGTAACGTGGTTCCAGCCTTCCCGGGGCGGTGAACTGGTCAACCCACTCGCCGCGTGTTCCGCCAAAGCCGTCGTCCACGTCCTGCCTGACCTGAAACGTCAAACGGCAATTCAGGCTGCCGGCACCTGCACGTTTCGCCATGCTTCAGCCTCGTCTTTTGTGGGAGTTGGAAGTCGCTCGGCCTTGCCAGCGGCAACAGCGCGATTAGCGCAAGGTGTGGTCACCAAGCCGACGTATCCCGCTGGATAGCGGATCGTCACCGCAGGTTTGGGAATGAAGTCGTAGGTGGCGGTAAATCGGAGCCAGGGCATTATTCTTCCACCGGCAACGTGCGCCAAATCCGATATGGCGCGAGCAGTGCACGAACGTGACGCGGCAGTACAGCGTTACCCGGCGCGTCCATGTCAGGCTCGCGGTTTTCATACAGATCAGCGACAACTAGCAGAATTGCTGCCGTGATAGGCGGCGTCACAGCAATGCCGTCCGGCAAGGTCGGCGTCGCGCCGGTAGCCACGACTTCACGGTCGACATATTCGGTGACAATCGTTTCAGCAGCAGCCAGATAGACTTCAAGCTCAGCATCTTCGTCGTCATGAAACACGCGAAGGTGTTTCTTCAGCAGTTCAAGTTCAACCAGTGCCATCGCCACCACCCTCCGGCGGCGTTTCAGGCTCCGGCTCTGGCTCGGTAGAAGGATTTGGGTCGACGATTCCCGCCCCGATGTAGCTCGCCACTCGGCGTTTGCGTGTCTTCGTGTCGGCCATCGCCAACCTCCGTAAACTTCTCGACATAACCAAGCGCCAGAAGCGGTCCGGCTTGCCAGTTTGGAAGATCGGCGACCATGCCTTCATCCAATCGGCCGTAATTGCCGACCAAGGTTTTAAGCGCTTTGACTTTCATGATTTCCTCGTGAAAAGGGGCGCCGAAGCGCCCCATCAACGATTAAGGAGTTACGGGCGGATTGACATCGCCGGTCACGAAAGCCTCTGGACGGTAAACCGCCAGTGCGAGACGCTCTTCGATGCGGATCGTGAACATGTTGTTCTCGAAGTCCTTATCGTTCTCGCTAGACAGGAGCACTTCGACGCCCATTCGGTCGAAGATCTGCGCACCGAGATTGAACGCACCGGTCAGGAACTTGCCCGCAGAAATTGCCTGGGTCTGGACGACCGGCAGATTCCACAGCGACGGACCGATCGGCGACTGCGCGTTGCCGACTATGTAGTTGCCGCCAAGATCCTTGGTCAGTTCGATCTTAGTCCAATCGGTCGGATGCAGAACGAAACCGCTCGCCGGATATTCGGCCAGAATAACCTGCAGGATTGCCAGTCGTAGGCGGTCGATTGCCGTTTCGTTCTCCGGGGTAAATGCTGGGGCAAACGCCGACGCCTGCGGTAGGATACCATGTAGGTTCTGGCCCGTGCCGTCACCGTTCAGAAGCTGCCCTTCTTCAACGAACTTGAGACCATAGGTGCCGCGTGCATTGATGTAGCTCGCGAGACCCGGAGCGTCATCGAGGATCTGACGGCTTGCCTTGAAGATATGGGCCAGCGTGCGAACAGGCGTGGTTTCCATATCGAAGGTCAGGTCAGACTTGGGCTTTTGAGTGCCTTCAGCGACTGGCGCCGCGCTGTTCGTGAAGCCGGTTTCCTTGACAAACTCAACGCTTGCAGCCGAGGTCTGGCCCGGCGCAATAAGGTCGCGGATCGTCAGTTGGCGATTAGGCGGGGCAATGATGCCTGGCACGCGCTGTCCTGGTACTAGCGAGGTACCCGCCGAACGTCCGGCCCCAACGGTGGTATTGCCGGACGTGATGTCGGCGCGCTCCATGCCGACACGGATCGAACCGCGCCATGCGCCAGACACATCGGTCGACTTGAACTTTTCAGACGCTACGACGATATCGCCGACGTCCTGCGGACCCTGCGCGACGTCTTCACGTTCACGAGCGGCGCGCTTTTCCAGCTCACTGATGCGGGTCGTTGTGTCGCCAAGCTCGGAGAGCGCCTTGTCGACCTTGCCGGTCAGCTCGGTGGAAACATTTCCGTGCTGCTGCAGCTGCGTGGTGAAATCGGTCGCGAGATTGCCGACCTTTTCCTTGATAGAAGCCAAAGACTGGCCAAGCTCGCCGATCTTCTCGGCAAGAGAAACTTCGGACATACGTCCTCCTGATACTAAATGGTGAAAGTGCGTGTTTCGGCCAAAAGCCGTTCGAGGGCCGCCGAAACAGCGGCGTTTTCCGCATCAGCATCAGGTTCCCCCTGATGTTCCTTGAAGTAGAGCGATGCGGCTCGCTCCGCTTCCGAGTTCGACAAGCCGATCAGTCCCCTGATCCCGTTCTCGAATTCGCGTTTTGTGACTTCTTCGCCGGAGGCCATCTTGCTGGCCAATAGTTGCGCTGCTTCTGCCTTTGCGGCGTTTGAAGCCTTTACGCGGCGGACGTACTCCGGCTCGGTGTTGGCGCCCAGTCGGGCCAAGGTCTCATCAAGTGTGGCAACACGGTCTGCCATCCCCCGGTCTATCAGCGCCTCATAGTAAAACACCCTGCCCTGACCAAATCCGTCTTCGACTTTGGATTTCGTAACGCCACGCCCATCGGCAACGCTCTGCAAAAACCGGCCATAGGAGCGGTTTACACTGTCCTGAATGTAGGCCAGCGTGTCCTTGCCAAGCGGTTCAGTTTCGTTGCCTTCGACCTTGTGCTTGCCTGCCGAAATGTAGGTGCGCTTGACGCCCGCCTTTTCCAACGCGGCAGAGATATCGTCGTGTGCCGTATAGACACCGATTGACCCTGCACGCCCGGACGGGGTGACAACTATTTCGTCGGCAGACGACGCAATCCAGTAGGCGGCGCTCGCAGCGAGGGAGTTGACCTGCGCTATGATCGGCTTTTCACCGCCGCGCAGTTTGCGAATTTCCGTTGCGAGTTCGTCCGTGCCCGGTACCGAGCCGCCAGGACTATCAATATCAAGAACAACGGCCTTCACATCCTCGTTGGACAGTGCCTTGTGCAGCTGGCGCTTGATGCCGGCATAAGAAGTGCCGCCGCTCATCGCGGAAAACAGGTCCATTCGGTCGGCCAATACGCCATAAACCGGGATCACTGCGACCTTGCCGTCAATTTCGGCGATTTCCTTTGCGCGAGCATCAGAAACAGCAGCTGCAAATTCAGGTGTGACGAGCTTGTCGCCCGCCACACGTGCCGCAAGAACATCAGCCAAAACGGCCAGTTTTTCGCGCTGAATCGCCCACGGTTCGGCCTCGAAGGCCGTCAAAATGTGTTCGAATTTCATGAATTTCCCTTATCCAGCGCTTGGCTGTGCATCATCCAGCGGGGGCCCGCCGTTGTGTCCGACCATGGACAGAGGCTGCATGGTGCCGTTGACGATCAATTCGTCGCCGCCATCCATTTTTGGTTTGTTCTCGTAAGCTCTTGCTTCATTCGGCGTGTAGATGCCGTTCTGAACCATCTTCTGCAAGAATTCCGCTCTCGCCTGGCTATCGCCGCGCAGAAGGCCTTCCATATTGAACTTCACAACGGTCGTTTTGCGGGTCTTTGCATCAAGCAAGTCACGGTAGATCGCGGATTCAATGCTTCTGAGCATGGGCGTGAGGCAGGTCTTGGTAAACTGCAGGATCAATTGCTCAATCCCGCTGCCCCACGTCGTCGTGCCATTCGCGGCATGTCCGATCATGACTGGCGGAACCCCGAAGATGCGGCATATCTGCTCGACGCTGTACTGCCGCGTCTCAAGCATCTGCGCATCTTTTGGATTGATGGTGATCTGGGATGGGGTCAGACCCGCTTCCAGCACCGCAATCCCACCAGCCTTGTCGGCGCCTGCGAAAGCCTGCAACGATTCCGCAATCTGCTTGCGCTGATCGGCTTTCAGAACCTGATCCGACGACAAAATGACCGAGGCCATCATGCCGTTCTTGAACATGCGGCCCGACGTTTTTTCGCCGGCTATGGCGTTGCCGATCACATTGCGCTGCGCAGCGATCGGCGAAAGCCCACGATCACAGCCAGGCATGACCAGTCCGCGGACATGAAGCATGTCCTCTTCACGGATTTTGCGAACGCCACCCTTCTTGCCGTTTTTGTATTGCTCGGTGACTTCGTAGTAGCGGTTGTTTCGGTCATCGCGCTTCACATCGACGCAAAGCGGATTGAACGGGTTCAACGCTACCAGCCGACCGCCATTTTTCTTCTTTTCGGCGAAGAAATTGCCATCAAGACAGAGGCAAAGGGCAGCCATACCCCAGAAATCGGACGCACTATCGTCCAGGTTCGGCAAATCGTGCAGCAATTCATACAGCGGATTCTCGCGGTCGACGTCAACGCCATCGCCCCTGTATACATTGCAGGGCAGCGTTTTCACGGCATTGGAAATCAGGTTCACACACGCCCACACAGCGTCTAGCTGCATGGCGTGCTCATAAGTGACCGTCTCGCCGCTCGTCGTCGACATTCCAAAGAATGCGCGCCATGGGCCGGAAAGAAGCCCGAAAGGCTTCCCGACCCAAGTCAAAAGGCCCATGGGCACTCCTACCAGGTTATGGTGATCATGTTATTGACGAAGTCGTCGATGTCGGCTGGCTCGATCGGTGTATCCATCGCCACGCCAACCGCCATCGCCAGAGCAACTGCCGCGTCGATGCGTACTGATGCCTTCGTCTTTACGAACCACCGATTGTCTTGCGGATCATGATCGAAGGTGGCGCCCATCAGGGCGGTCATAAGCACCGGATTGCGCCGCATGCGAATGCGACCGTCGATGATCATGTCTTCGAGCGCCAAAACCGAACCTGGCATCCACAAGCCTTGTGGCGGCGGTAACCCAGCAGCTTTCGCCGCTTCTACCTTTGCAGGCTCGGGACGCGCCCGAACCTTGCCGCCCTGTGGGTGTGCGACATGTTCAATGTCTAACCCGAGCGCTTCGACTTCCTCGCGGAACTTGTCATAGGCGTAGCGGTCGTAGGCGATGGCTTGAATGTCAAAGGCTTGATCAAGTTGCTGTACCCGCGAAGCTACGAAGTCATATCGGATTCGCTTGCCCGGTGGAGCATTCAACCAGCCCTGTTTTACCCAAAGCGCATATGGCGCCTTGTCAGCTTGTTCCCGTGCTTCCAGCGTATCGGCTGGCGTCCAAGCCTCTACCCATGCATCAAACGTCGGCAGATTGACCGTTGACCCATCCTCGCGCTCCATTTCCTTGAAGCCAGTGGGCACGACACATGCAAGCACGGTCATGTCCTTGCTGCCGGATAGGTCGACGCCCATGAAAACCGGCTTGTCTGCGTGTTCGACTTCAGGATCGAAATCGTCCATTACGCTTTCGACGGTCTCGCGCGGCATCCATGCCTTGTCGGCATCGGTCCAGCAGCAGAAATGCAGGCGCAAAATGCCGTTCAGCTTGCCTGGCATCTGCTTTGCCTGAGCGACAACGCCGGCCAAATATTCCTGCGTCAAGATAACGCCGAGAAGCGGGTTAGCCTTTTTCCAGCAGGTTTCGTCCTTGAGCGGATCGTCGCCCTTGTCCAGCGCGCAGACATAGGAAAACGTCGTGTCGTCGATCACCTCGCCGACATAGGTAAAATCCTCGTCCGGCGTTTGCGTACCAGCAGCTACCTTGACGGCGTGCTCGTGCTCTTCCCAGCAAATGCTGTTTCTATCACTGCCTGAGTTCGTAATCATCAACAACAGGGGCTGGCGACGAAACTTAAAGCCGCGCTCCAGCATTTCCATCGTTGTGCGGTCGGGATGTTCGTGCACCTCGTCGCAAAGCGCGAAGTGCGGTCGCGGACCGGAGCCAGACTTGCCGGAATCCTTCGAGATCGGGCGAAAGAACGATTGCGATTTGTGATGCGCAATGTTGAACTCGCGCCCGATGCCGCCGCTGAACTTCAACCGTTCGACCAACGCAGGAGCGGCGCGAACCATTTTAACGGCATCCTGGAAGAGAATTCCCGCCTGCTCCTTCTTGGCAGCCGCAGCATAAATCTGCGCGCCCGCCTCCTTGTCCGCGATCAGACCGTATAGACCGACACCGCCAGCGAACGGCGACTTGCCATTGCCCTTGCCTTCCTCGATGTAGGCGCGACGAAAGCGGCGCGAACCGTCGGCACGTTTCCAGCCGAAGAGCGAACCAAGCTTGAAAGCCTGCGAGGCATGCAACTTGAACGGCTTGCCTTCAAACTGGCCTTCAGAAAGCTTCAGCCGCCCTTCGAAGAACCGAAACACGCGGTCGGCAGCATCGTCGTCCCAATACAGGCCGCGCTCGTGGCCGTGTTCGAGATCGTCGAAATGGCGGCGACAAGCATTGCGAACGTGAGGGCCAGCAACTTCTCTGCCATCAATGACAGCTTGCGCATAAGCGCTCACACGCTCAAGCGCAGGCATATCAGTCAAGCAGATCATCCTTTTCTTCGCCCTCTTCAGGTGCCGCCACCTTGGACGCGTCAGCAGGCGTCGCACCCATCTGGCCAAGCATCTGGCGAAGCAGGTTCATTGCCTGCACACCAACTTCCTGCCCGGCCATGATGCGTCCCTGAATAGTCGAGGCCATACCGACCAGTGTTCGATGCGATTCATTTAGCCACGGCAGCTCTTTGGCGAAGAGCTTCCAGGCCGACTTCGCCTTAATATCGGCGCTGTCCTTCAACCAAACGGGAGGAGCCCCAAGAGGGCCGTTTGCGGCCGGTTCGGCGCGGTTTTTGTACCGGCCGGCATTGATTTTGTCGCGACCCTCGACCTTCGCTTTGCCGAGGGGATTTCTCGGCTTTGCCATGGAATGAAATCCTTATGGGGTCATGTTTTGAATTGCAGATGCGTGTGCTGTCGGACCCCGCCGGTCCGGGCCTGACGGCCTTCTGGACTTTTTGACGCCCCCGGGCGGTCAGCTGACCGGGCAGCCGTCGGATCCGAACCGAACGACGTCCTGTCCTAGCTCTTCGCGGCGCTTGATACGATCATGGCAGGGGGCGCAGAGGCTTTGAAGGTTGTCGGGATCGAAGAATAACGCCTCGTCGCCCTTATGTGGCCGGAGATGGTCACACACCGTTGCTGGCGTGACGTCCTCTTGCTGCAAGCAGTAGGCGCAGAGCGGATGTGCCATTAGCTGCCGCTCACGCAGCTTAGCCCACCGCGATGTTTTATAAAGCTTGCGGTAAACCGCGGCTTCAGCGCTTCGCCTGTCGGGTCTGGCCATGCTTACCTTCGAACTGGTGCCCTAGCGAGGGATCGAACCCCGGACCATCCGCTTACAAGGCGGCTGCTCTACCATCTGAGCTACACGGGCAATTGGTTGCGGGCATCGGGATCGAACCGATCATATCCGGCTTATGAGACCGGCGAGCACACCAGCGCTCTCGCCCGCTTAATTTGAATGGAACAATTGAATGCACATTCCCGTTCTCTCCTCGTAATCGAAAAGGAGAATGAAATGGCACAGACCACCGAAGGCATGGTTTCCGAACAAATCGACGCACTGCGCAAGGAAATCAGCAGCCTATCGTCCCGATTGTCAGATCATCTCGGGAATCTATCCGGCGCAACCGACGACGCCCTCGCGTCCACGAAGGACGCGGTGAATGTGCTCGCCGAAGGGGCACGTGAACATGGCCAGCGTGCTGTGCAATACGCACGAGAAAATCCCGGAACCGCATCGGCGTGGGCATCCGTCGGACTGGTGGCCTTGGTTGCATGCATACTCATGAAGGGTCGCGGCAGTCGGTCCCGGTAGATTCCGTTGAGCCAGCCAGTTGAAACAGACTATCGCGGACCTGGCCGCCAGTCGGTATCAATCCTTCCTTCCTCAGCTTTATGAAAATACTGGGAGCAGACCAACCAACCTTTAATTGGTCTCAACAACAGAACACATGCAATCACGATTATCGGCAGGGTCGTGATTGCATGGACCCAGATTGGTGGATCAAAAACTGATTGCAACCATATACCGAATAGCAGAGCGGGCACCGCGGCGATCGACATCGAAAAGAATGCGGGGCCGTCAGCGGGATCGGCGAACGAATAGTCCAGACCGCAAACCTCACACTGCTTGGCTAGTGTTAGATAGCCCTTGAACAGGTGTCCTTGTTGGCACCTCGGGCATAGTCCTCGGACACCGGTACGAAACGGACTGTTTGTTGCGGAATATGTCATGTCTGGCTCCTCCAACTATCAATTAGGAAGACCCAACAATCAATCAAGCCAATCGTGCCGGCGGGGAGCCTACCGCAATAGGCTCAACCCGCCGAACCAGCAGCCGGAGGAGAAACGGCGCTGGATGAATACAGCAAACGAACGACCCTGCAGTGGCCTTTTCAGCATCCGGGTGTCCATGGTTATCCCGACCACGATGTGACGGTCGCCTGCCCTGCGCATAATGCAGGCGGGTCGTGTTCATCCGCATAATGATGCTGCGCTTGCTGTTGAAACGGCAAGGAACGGCCACGAACGAACCGCAACCTTCTCAGCTATGCTGCCTTGCCAATAGTTACGCCCGGTTCAGCGGTTGCACCCAACTGCAACATGACCGAGCGTCCGTCGCCTCGCGCACGGAACAGTGCGGGGCAACCGCATAGCGGTTGAACCCCTTCACTATACTCCGCACGAGATTGCAAAAAGCGGCAGTTAGGCCGCAGATTTTTTCAATGCGGCCACAAGATTATCATTTGCCGCTATCAGCCGCCTTTTGCCTTGCCGCTCTTTTGTGCGCTGATGGCCACTCACTCCGATATCTGCCAGACTGCCCGCATCCATCGCAGCGTCCAGAACGTCCCGATCCCTGTCCTTCAACTCTTGAAGCGCTTCGAACCAGAGATCGCGATCGATCATTGCAGACAGCGTATCTTCCCATGATTCATCCCCTCCTCCTGCGCATGTGGTCTTGCGCATACCAAGGAAACTATCGGCCACCTTCGGCGAGCCACACGGCAGTCCTTTTGGGTATCGCGTGAAAGTAACCTTTTGCATATCGGTATTTGCGTAGGCCTCCGCGAGAATGCGGGCGGATTCCTCAGCGCTGTAATCCGTACCATTTCGGCGCTTTCCGGATGGAATATATCGATGCGGCAGTGTTCCAAGCATATCTTCAAAATAGTGATTGCTGGCCTTGGTAACCTTCGGATCAGCTCCGCCACCCGACGCACGGTCGGGTTTATCTTTCATGCCGAGCATTGCGCCCGCTGGCATGCGAATGTCTGCCTGTATAACTTCGCCGTCGATGCCAAGTACGTACCCGACCTCAGTTTGATTGCCATCGCTGAACCGCAGCTTGCCTATGCGGACAATCTGTCCTTTCCCGTTCTTCTCGATATCGCCGGTTGCAACGTTTTGCATGATGGCTTGCACGGACGGTGTCTGTCGCCAGTCCCGCTCATAACGCATGTCGGCGACCTCCTCGGGGTCATTGTCATTCAAACCAGGCGCAACAGACCAATTCGTCTGCAATGGTTCTCGCTGGCCTTCTGGGCGATTGCGATACGCCATAAGCGATTTCAACTGTTCCGCGAGCGATCCATGTCTTGTATTCTTCATGCTGCTTTCCCCTTCTCCTGTGCCAGCCACCCCAGAACGGCCGTAACGGCCTGCTCAGCGGCTTCTGTCGTTGTGGTGGCCCGAATGACCAGAACCGTGTAGCCAAGCCGCTGTAGGGCAGCGTGGCGGTCTTTCTGGGGGACGGGGTGCCGGAGCCGGCGACAGTCTTCCCTGCCCGACCTTGTTCTCGATCATCAGCAGACGCCCGTATTCGCCATAGATGCGAAGGTCAGGTTCGCCGCTGGTCATTCCTGTTGCGATTGCCTGGGCCTGGGCTCTTGGACCACGCTTGCTGGCGTTCATGTCACCCGCCAGCAGGAACTGGCGTTGGTACTGTGGCAGGCGGCGCAGGCTGGCTACTTGTGCCGCCTGTAATTCCCATTCGAGCGGCAAGGCGGGCTGGGTAGTAACGCGGCCATTGCGGGTGGTAATCTTGACGCGAGCGCCGTTGATGCGGACGGTTTGTGTTTTGGTGGCGGTCGTGGTCGTAGATGAAGGCGCGCGCGTGCGGTTGCGTGCCATGTGTGCTCCTCGTGTTTATTGCGGTATGCCGTTGGTAGCGGCGTGAATCGGATGGTAGTCCGATATAAAGATGGAATGAGTCTCGAACGAATGTGTCAAGCAGAAAGTGGCGTGGACGGTAGAGACGATGCGAGTGTGCAGCGCCTCAATAAATGTGGTGTTAATGGTCGACGCAGCGTGGCGAAAATTTTGCGCCCGCCTCAAATCAGGTTGTATTCTGGAATTGGCAAAAATCAGGAAAAGTGCGCACTTCTCAAAACTCGAGAACTGCGCGCGGCGCGCTTTGTGCGTAAGTTTCTATATAAGAACACTTACGCACCAAAAGCAGCGTGCATTTGCGAACTTCTTTTAGGTCTTTTCGAGAAGTGCGCACAAAGAAGTGCGCAGTATCAGAAGTTGTATTTTGATTATGACAACGGGTTGTATTGCGCGCAAAATACGATACGGATCGGCCCGCCTTGGGGACAATTACAAATAAGAGGCAGGCCATCGACTCGGCGAGCTTTTATCCATTTTATGATCAAACAAAAAACCGCCCGGCCAAGACCGAGCGGTTCAAGCGACTGGAGATATTCTCGTTATTAGAACTTATAGTTCAGCCCAACCCGCACAGTGTGAAAATTAACCTTGCTTTCCAGATTGTAGTTGAACAGATCCGCATCCGTATAGTTGATTAGGGTACGTTTACCGAGGTCGGTGTAAAGATACTCAGACTTCAGCGTCCAGTTGTTGTTGATCGCGTATTCAGCACCGGCACCGATCGTCCAACCTGCCTTGGTCTTCGAAGTGGATTCGCCAACGCTGTCCACACCGTCGGACAGGCTGTAGGCCGACTTGACCTTGCCGTAAGCCAGACCACCCGTACCGTAAACGAGCAAGCGCTCGGTAGCAGCATAGCCCAGACGAGCACGCACGGTACCGAACCATTCAATCTTGGTTTCGGCGTTCGCGCTAAGTCCTTCAGCATGGGCGGAGACATCACCCTTTACAGTTGAGCCTTGGAAGTCAGCTTCTGCGCCTACAACAAACCGGTTGTCGAATTGCCAGTTGTAGCCAACCTGCACACCGCCAACAAATCCGCTTGCGTTGAAGTTGACCGAACCAGAAACAAGCGTTTCATCAAACAGTTCGTCATAAACAGAGAACGGATGCTTGAATTTGCCGCCGGCATAACCGGCATTGATACCAATATAGCCACCAGTCCACGAAAATGTGTCCACTGCGACCGGTGCCGGCTCTGCTACGATTGCGTCGGCAGCTTTCGCGCCGGAAACAAAAGAAACAGCAATAGTGGAAGCGAGCAGAATCGATTTCAAACGCATGTTACCCCCTGAGATGGACGAGAAAGATCAAAACTTTCAAGGAGATCTAAATACCCATTTCCCCAACAATGTCTGTAACCAAAGTGCAACACGCGCAGGGAATATCAACCATTGGTTTAGTTAATATCTCAACAAGATAGGGCTATCATGGACCAAAAACCCCGCTCGATGGCGGGGTTTCTGATTGGATATCCCGCAATGCAACTATTTAGAGAACGGTTGCGTGTCGGAGCCGGATGCAAGCTTCTTACCTGTTGAATCCAGAGCATTCACTGTGATTTTGTAATAATGGACTCCGCTCGGTGGGCACGGCCCCTTGTAGCGGAATGCACCATATGGAATCTGCGCTTTTCCAGTGTACGCCACTTTGCCGCCGCCATGGGTGAAGTCGATTGCGTTCTTATCGATCATCTTGAACTCTAATGTCTTTGTCCCCGCTGGCACGCCAGAAACCGAAATGGGTGGCGACTTCGGGTCAAAGCACTTCTTTGTCGGTCCCCATTGGAAAGAAACACCCAAATCCGCTGCCATGGCGCTCGACGCACACAGCGAGACCGCCAATGCAATTACCAGTTTACGCATATTGCCCTCATTAATGCCCCATGAAGGGAACAGCCCCTCATCCCCGAGCTACACCGAAAGATATCAACGCCCATTTCCGATTCGCGTCAATGGTGCATTTCAAACAAAAAAGCGGAGCCGAAGCCCCGCTTTCACGATTTAATTTCCGGCCGATATCACGTTGAGTCAAACAAGCGCCCCTCTCCCTGGAGCTGCAGCAGCGGTGCGGTAAACTCTGCGCTAAAGCCTTCGGGTCTATATTCGGACCTACCTTCCCCCGAACCAAGAAGCCCCATTCTTATGAGTTTGGAGCCAAAACCCGACTTTGTCGGCGGGGCTACCGGCGGTCCTCCGATTTCGATCCAATTCATTGAGAAAACCGGCTCAACCTGCCTTTTGGATATAGCAACGTTCAGTTGCACCTGCCCCGTAGGATTAGAAAGCGCACCGTACTTAATCGCGTTTGTTGTCAATTCGTGAACCAATAGCGAGATGGTCGATGCGCCCTTCGGGCCTACCGATACATCTGGCCCTGCCATGTGAACGCGATCGTCAACTGCAAGCGCAGTTGTTACTCCAGATACGATCTGACGCAACGAACCTTCCGAGCTTTTGCCGAGCCTCAGTACATCATGCGCGTTCCCCAACGCAGAAAGCCGCTTTATGAATGTATTAATGACCTCTTCATCGGCATTGTTATTGAATGTCTGGCTCGCAATAGCGGACACCACGCTGAAGGTATTCTTGATGCGGTGAGCGAGTTCGGTATTCAGAATCCGGGCGTGCTTTTCGGCTTCCACTTTTTGCGTGGTCTCAATGACCGTGTCGATCATCCCGCCGACCCGACCCTGTTCATCAAAGATTGGGCTGTAGCAGAATGTGAAATAGCATTGTTCATCATATCCGTGTCGATCGATCACGAGCGGAAAGTCTTCGATAAATGTCGCCTCGCCAGCGTAGGCTTTCTGAACCATGGGCAGCAACTCATCCCAAGCCTCCGACCAGATATCGCGGAACGATGCTCCCATGCAGTTCTCTTTTTCCCCGAGAATTGGTCGGAAAGCATCGTTATAAATCGTCGTAAACTCCGGCCCCCAAATGATTGCTTTGGGAAAATGCGAAGCCAACATCATCTGTACTGCAGTGACCAAGTGCGCCGGCCAACTCGCTGGCACCCCTATGGGGTTCCGACTCCAATCCAACAGCCGAATTTCATCAGCCGACTGACCACGCGCATGCAGGAAGGGCACCGCACTGTCCATAGTGTATTCCAATTTGTTCGAGGAAGATTCGTAGGCGGCACCGCCTAATCTTATGAGATAGGGCACGCAAATGCGAGCGGCAAAGTTATACTGGCATCAGTTGAATCAAACCGCCCGCACAAACGACGTCGTTTTCCGCTGCACTGGATCCCGCTCCTCGACCTTCGCCAGGAAACCTTCCTTGAAGAGTGCCTTGGTAATAAGGCCCGCACGCTTCTTCTGCACCTCGTCGTCGATATCCAGCCCCAGCGCATATGCCACCGCATGTCCAACCCAGTCTTTGGCCTGCGGCGCCTGCTTGTACATGCCGCCGTTCACAGCGCCACGGATTGCGTCTTTCTGGTCATCAGTCAGCCCTTCGGCAACTTCCTCGCTGGACGGCCAATGCCATTCCGTCACGACCGGAGCGTGGTCCTGGGGCTGGGTCAAGCCGCGCCCGTTACCAAGCGCCACGCTTTCGATATGCCGCCAGTCCAACCGGTGTGACAGCGGTGTAAGGTTCGACTTGCCATAGGTGATCGAGAAGTAGCCGAACCGTTCCATACCGGGAATGCCCGCCTCATTGGCTTGCGCTTCTGACATGCGGTTAAGCACGCGCACTGAACGCGCTGCGCCGATCAGCGCCACCGCGCCGCGAGCATCTTCGACGGTAGCCTCGCGATCGCTGACCTTGCGTAGGTGGTGCACGATGTCGATGGAGCAGTTCGTGTAATCCGCGATCTGCGCCCAGAGCTTCGCGACCTTGTCGATTGCGCCGTTGTCGTTTTCATTGACCTGGTGCGTCGACACAAATGGATCGACGATCATCACGTCAATGCCATTGGCAAGGATGGTTTCGGCAACAGCCTCGACGATCGGCTCTTGGATTTTGACTCCCTTCTTGTCGTCGATAGCAACGACCAGTTCCTGCTCTCGGCCGCTGTCGAGGAACAGGTGTCCATCAATATCTTCAGGCTTGAGATTGAAGTGGATGCACGCCGCCATGATGCGCCGCTCGAGCTCGTCGCGAGGATCTTCGACGTTAAACAGCCAGACCTTCATTCGCTTGGGCGGCTTGACGCCATTAAGCGCCTTACCCGACGCCATGGCGAGCGCCTCCACGATGCTGTTCGCAGTTTTGCCAAGGCCACCCGGTGCGACTGTCACCGAGACATACTTACGGATGAAATGCCGACCAAAGGCAAACTCGCGGCGGGGCAGAGTCGACGGGTCTTTCCACTGGAATGGCGTAGCTGCGAGGATGGGTTGGTCGGTGGGCTCTTCTTCAACGGCCGGGACGTCTGGCTGGACGTTGTGCGCTTCGGGTTCCCGTTGCTCATCAACCTTCGCCCGCGCATTGTCGAGCATGCGTGTAATGTCCACGAGCTTGGTATTGTCGTTGACGGCTTCTGGTGCCTGACGCGGATGCATCTTGCCAGCCTTCAGGCCGTTGTCGATCGTTTTGCAGCAACGCTGGAAGTCCCTGCCCCAACCGCGCGCAACGTCCTGCAACAAGGCCCGCGCTTCGGATTCCGCCAGCGCAGCAGCACCGATGAACGTACCCAGCCGGAACGCAGCGTCGTTCAGACGATTGTTGCGGTTCCCCATCGGCTCCATGGCGAGATCGTCAAGCTCAGACTGTACCGCCCGCTCGACGTATCGGTCATTAATCGTGCCAGACACCGACGGCGCCTGGTACATGGTCGTGCTGTCGTATGACCGTGGCAAGACAAGCTCCAGCAGCCAGTCCGGCGCACCGACCGGCTCCATATCGACCAGCCAGCGGTAAGGCTGGCCAATAGCAGGCACGCTGCCAGCCGCGATGACATAGCCACCGTCGCCACGAACATCGATGCCGGCACCCAATGCGCCACGATTGCGGACGCCAGCCTTGTGTTTGAAAAAGTAATGTCGGCCGCCGCTCGTGGTTTCAGCGGTAAGCGTCACGGGCAATGCGCCGTGCTCGGCTTCCAAAGCCGCAAGCGTGTCTGGCCCGCCGTGCTTCGGATCGATATCCAACACCCACGCCCCGATAGGCGCACCGGTCGGCACTCCGATCAATGCACCCGGGTTTCGGCGCCAGAGCTCACGCACAATGCGCTCGTTCAGCGTCGCCCCGCGGAACCCGTTTGAGGTCAGCGGAGTTTTAGTCGCGAGGATTTCGATAAGGCCGTCCTCGTCGACGAATTCCTCGTCAGCGGCACGGCATGGAAATACGGGCCAGCTGCGTGCCGTGTAGGACAGAGCAACGCCGAGCATGGGGTCTTCTGTAAAAGATGAAGCGGTGCTATTGTGCATGAGTTATCCTTGGGAGAAAACAGCCATGGCAGAAGCACGGTACGACACATTGGAAATGTACGACGGCATTTGGGCTGTAATTGATGTTTGGACGGGCGATGCTGCGGAAGTGAACGGCATCAAGCAGATTGGCCTTAAGTGGGATCAGGCCGACGATCTGGCCGACTTGTTGAATTACCTTCATGCACAGAAAGAAGCTGCCACGATGCAATGACCACCCAACATGGGGTCGGTTGCGACGGCAGAAACTTGCGATGTGTTAACCATGTCTGTAATCATAGATTTCAATCGATTCGAACCTTGAAAGGACTGGGATGAGCAGATCAACATTGAAGGGTGGGCGGTACATCGGCGGACGATACAAAGCGTCAAACGGAATTAACGACACCTGGTCAGTGGTTGATCAGAAGGTTCAAAAGCCAGTCGAGATGGGCGTACGGCAAGCGGTAGGGATGAACTACCGCGATGCCAAGGAACTGAGCGATTTGCTCAACTCGCTAGAAGAGCGACGTCAGGCCTGCTGAGATAGTTGTCGTTGGCGGCCACAAGCTCGGTCTCTAGGTACGCTTCGATGAACGCTTGCGCTGCGGGCGCAACGATTGCATTACCGTAACTGCGCAATCGTCCCACTCTGGCGGCAGCCCCATGAGCCAACGGGAATATGCCGGGTTCAACTGGCCACCACTTTCCATCCCGGCAGAAGAGCCAGTCAGCATCTCGCCAGTGGCCGTTCGTCGGGCGGGGCCTGCCATTGCTGCCATTTGAGGCAAGCTGCTGCCCGTCATGTTGGCTGTTATCCCCGTTCCCCCTCGCGATCCGTCTGATGCCGAGGCTGTTGTCCAACCCGTCAAGTTTGCTTGCCTCGGCAACTGGTCGAACCTCTCCGTCCCGTCCGCCCTCAGCTTCAGGTCCACTCCCGTATCCTTCCAATCCCGAGCGGATGCCGTTGACCAGCCCGTTAACTGGCAAATCTGGTTCAATGAAACAGTCGCCTTTGATCCGTCCGAACGTCGGCCTGTCGGGCTGCAATCTTTCGCAATCTGCCCGCCGTCCCCATTCGACTTCGTTGGTGTTGGATATCCGCTCAGCAACCCACCACAATCTTTGCCGGATATGCGGCGCGCCGAAGCCCGCAGCGCAGGTATCGACTGCCCCGCTGGCGTAGCCCGATCCTTCCAGGTCAGCTTGTACAAGGTCGAGCCAACCAAGTCCGTCCTTGCTCGCAACCTGCTCGCCAAAGACGACTGGAGGGCGGCAGTTTTCAATAAGCCAGTGGAAGTGCGGCCATAGGTGCCGCTCGTCAGTAAACCCTGCTCCTTTGCCTGCCGCGCTGAAAGGCTGGCATGGACAGGATCCGGTCCAGACCGGGCGATCATCTGGCCATCCTGCTCGGCGGAGCGCATATGACCAGACGCCGATCCCGGCGAAGAAGTGGCATTGTGTGTATCCGATAAGGTCGGAAGGTCGAATATCGACAATTGAACGTTCATCAACATCCCCCGGTGCGATGTGGCCATCCTTGATTAGCTCGCGCAACCAAGCCGCCGCTTTCGGGTCAAACTCGTT